GCAATCCATAACTGAAATTCCTTCGGAGAAAAAGCGTGTCCTACTGTCATTATTTATCTCCTTTCTTTTTTGATGCTGACTCTACAACATCTATGTTATCTTTAATCATTTCAGGAATAGATTTTACTTCCACAGTTTTTCCTGCTTGTAAATCCATCCACTCTTCTTTATTCATTCCACAGCTTTTCCAAGCATTGGGTAGAGCTTGTGGATTTTTCATTTTTATTTTCATAATCCCTCCTAAGAGATATTTCCTGTGTGTTGTCCTTTCCATTCCCATTGAACTACATAAACACCTTCTTCATCATCAGGGTTTAATTCTGTAGTTTCAAATCTGCAATTATATAGATTACTACTATCTGCTAATACCATAGATGAGTTGTCGTGTATAAGTGCTTCAATTCTTGATGTATATCTTAAGACATGGTCTAATGCTGTCTTTTTAATATTGTGTTCACAAAAATAATACATAACACTTATAGAAAACTCTCTCTGCTCGTAACTTGTGTTATATTCTGTAATCTCGCTACCAACAGGGTCAAGCCGAAGATATTGCGTACCTTCACTACTTTCTTCACCAATATATACTGGCAACGCACCCTTAAACTCATCTCTGAGTACGCTTCTTAACTTATCTAGTATATTCTTCCAATTATTTGTAAATGTTACTGCCATTAATAATACCTATTTCTTGGTGTTCCTGTTCTTGTTAATTTAACTGATTTCATATCAGCAGTATCAACATACTCTTGTCTGCCTGTAACTTCTATCTCCCATTCATCATTGGCTGCTGCTACAGTATCATCAGTTGCACCTGCAAAACGTATTTGTAATCCACCTGCAAGAGGTTGATAGTCACCAGTAACCTTTTCCTCAGTTACTACTTGATTATTTTTCAATCCATCGGAATCTTTGACAAATACATTATAAGTGGCAGTACCTATCACTCCTCCTGTACCTATTTTTACTTTTATCAAATCCCAACTACCACTATATTCACCTCTTGTATCTACAGGTCTAATTTTACCAGATGTATAGGTAACATCTCTCACAAACCCTTGTGCAGCATCTGATGTGTTTTGCCAAGATAAGGCTGCCTTACCCTCATTCAGAAGATCAATGTTCTTTTCTGCTTCTTCCATAAACGATTGTGCTAGCTCTGAATTATGGTTTTTAGATTTTATAAGAAAACAGGCAGCTATCAATCCAACAGTTCTTATAACCATGTAATCAAAGTTACCTGACTTATCTTTCAACTGTTCTTTTGGTAAACTAGGGTCTACTCTTGAGTCAAAGTATCGGCTTGCATCTGATATATATTGTGCAACCATTGAGCTAAAATCCTCTCCTGCTTCAACAAGTATATCGTTAGGATTTAATGTTGCTCCTCCACTTGTGGTTAGAAATATTTGAACTGAATCTGTTGTTGAAGAATAATTAAACTCATAAAGTGCATTAGGGCTATCTGTTACTGCTGTTCCCTCAACTCCATCAAAATATAATTGTGTAATTAAGCCAGTATCGTTAGCCTGATATTGATTGGGTGTGTCTGTAGTTGTCCAACCAAATATCTGTGTCTTTTGGTCAAACTCATCCATCTGTGGAAATATTCTCTTTAATTCTTGATGCGTTATATATGAAGCTGCTATAGCCATTATTTACCTCTCATCTTTTTTCTTACTGACCTAGAATAACTAGCTCTTTGTTTACCTTTTCTAGTTGCTGCACGTTTCTTTCTGTTCTCATAGGCTTTTTGGCTCTTAGAAAGGCTATCACGCACAGATTTAGGCAAGTACCTACCTCTCTTACTCTTTGGCTTTTTCTTGTCACCTTTGCTTAAATAATCCCATTTTTGAGATGTCCATTTTTTCAAAGACCTTTGTGATTTTTTTAGTGCCATTATTTATACCCACCACCTTTTGCTTTATATTGACGAGCTAACATCTGTGCTTTACGAGCAGACCATTGACCTGCTCTGCCACCTTTAGAGCCTCTAAGTATTTTATTAAATAATCTTTTACGCATAGTTGGCTTAGTATAATTACCTGCTTTATTTACTGTTGATTTTCTTTTTTTCTTTCTAGCCATAATTTACCATGCCTTGCAAGACCAATATCTTGCTGTTGTTCTATCTTTAGCTGTAGCACATCTATGTCTAGCCCTGAAAGATTTTCTTCTCGCAGGGCTAGTTTTTTTTATTCTCATATTAGGATCACCAAAGGTTATTCTTTTTACTCTACCTTTAGCTCTTACATACACTTGGCTTTTCTTTCTTCCATAGCCTGCTTGTCCTCGCCTAATACGAGTTGGCTTATTTAATCTAACTGATTTACCTTTATACTTAGCCATTTCACTTCTTCCTGCGTTTCATACCTTTTTTCATTTTTCTTTTCTTCATTTTCATTTTCTTCTTTTTTCCATGATGATATGGCATATTAACCTCCTTAACCTAAACTTATTATTCTTACTTGTGTGTCTGATTTTTGATTACAACTTCTTGCAGCTAATGACATTATTCCTGAATCATCTGAGCCACCTGAAAAACCTGCTTTTGTATTGGCACTTACAACAAACTCTGCATTAGGATAAGCATTTAAATTTATCTCACCTGTTTCATAGTTTAATGTTCCTGTGCCACCTGCACCTGATAAATTACCCATGCCATCATCAAGTAAAAAAGCATTTGTATTTTTCTTGGTTGCAAATGTAATTGGGTCTTGTAATGTATCATCAGGCAATCTTCCTGCTACTGCTTTTTCTAAAGAACCAGCTGCAGGGATAATTCCAACGCCTAATGGTGTAGTACCTGAACTGCCATCTGCTATAAGTATTGCACCTGTAGACAACCTTGAGCCACTTGTAATTCTTACATCTCCATCTATTATGGCTATAGTTGCTTTTTTACCTTTTAAGTTTGTGCCTGTTGTAAACTTGTCATTTATAGCAGATTGTATTTTACCTATGACATTACCAAAAGTAACATCACTTGAATCTGTGGTAAAACTTAAATCATCTGAACTGCCACCATCTATAGTTAATGCAATGGTGTATGTTGTAGATACTGCTAGACCTGTCTTTGTGCTAGGTGTAATACCTGCTAGTCCAAATTCTTGATAACCACTTTCATAAAACTTAATAGCAACTGAGCCTGCAACTAATCCATCTACAACAGCATCAGATGTTCTGCCAAAGCCAAAGAAGTTCATAGATCGAAATCTACCACTTGCATTAGTCTTAACTACTGTTGCACTACCATTACCACCACCATTATAAGATGTATCATCAAAGTCATGGTGCATATTAAAAAATGGCAATCTTACTGCAACATCATCTGCATGAGTTGCTGCTGTTGAGCCAAACAAGCCTCTTTCTATTGTCAATGTACTGTTTGCTAAATCTGCACCTGTGCCTACTGCTGTTACTCTACAAATTTCATTTTCTAATCTAATTAAATCATTCACTTTGAAAAACTTACTATGACCATCTTCGAGATTTAGAGTAGTGTGTGTTGCATCAGAACCAATAGTTGCTGAAGTAGCATGGTCTACATCTGCACCACTATCAACATATTCATTAGAATCAGGTACTGAATTATCAACTTCTACACCTAAACCACAGCCAAAATTACCTGAAGCACCTAAAAATCTACCATTAGGCAAGTAGATACATTCTCCTGCTGGCACTAAAAATCTTAAAAAATGATTTGCTGCAGAAATACTATCTGCTGTATCAGTAGCATTATCTACAGTATATTCTTTTGTTTCTACACCAATCTCACAACCCACATTACCTGTGTTTTCTACTAAAATGGCTTTTGGAAAAACCATTGTGTCAGTAGCATCATTTTCACTATAAGCTACTAATTGTGTTGGTCTATTACCATTGCTCACTCTCATAATCTTATCAAATATTACTTCATAGTTGCCTGTAATAGTTTTTAGAAACTCACCTTTGTCTGTTATTAATCTAATTTCTTTTGTATACTGTGCCATTTTATCTCCTTATTGATAATGGTATTTTACCAGCATTTTTGCTGTTGTTGTTGTTGCAGAACCTATTCTTTCTACAGTAGCTATAACAACCTTATTGGCTGCTACATTTGCAGAATCTACAGTTAGTACATTTGTTAATATCCTTTCGCTATTAATAGGCATAACGCTTCCTGAATGTGCTAAAAGTGTACCACCTGATAAATCTCCTGCATCACTACCTGTGCCAGTCGCCATGTCATAACTGAATAAATGAAAGTCTACATTACCTGCATCACCTGTTGCCAAAACTCTTACTTCATCTATAACTATTGCTACTGGAACATACCAATAAGCAGCATGAGCTTCGGCAGTATCATCTTCTGTACCAGACAAACTAAATGATGTTGCAGGGTCTGTTCCTGTTCCAAAGGTTACTGTACCAGTTCCAGCTCCAGCAAAAAGGTCAGAAGCCAAAGCAGTATGTGTTCCATCAGCACATTCTTCCTGTCTAAGTATAAAATTATGTACATGAGTATTTACATAGGTTTGTGTTGTTCCAGCTTGTACTGAAGTGTTTGTAGTGTCTACTTTTAATAAATCTGTACCAGCAGCATTTTCTACTAAAAAAGCATCTGTCTGGTCACTAGAAGGCTTTATATGTGCTTTGTTGCTGCCTAATGTAAGTGAGGTTGAATTACCCAAGCCATCTTTTATATTAGTACCATTCGCTGTTCTTCCACTACCATTGTTATCTACCTGTAGTATATCTCCATAAGAACTAGCTATTGTTTTGTTTGTAAGTGCCATTTATTCTCCTGTATTACCTGTATCTATTATTAAGTTAGATTCAGATGAATCACTTGCTAAAATTTCTAATACTTTATTATTTCTTGTTGCTGTGCTATTATTAGCTTTTACATTATAATTGGCTGCAACCCAATCTATCCATAATTCTGTTGTGCTTGCACCTATTGAACTTGTTTCTAATTCATTACCAAAAGCATTTAAACTAAATGTATCTCCTACACTTACACTTGATAAATTTGTAAAATCAATACTAATTTTTTCATTGCCATCAACTGTTGATGTAGATGTTGTTATGTCTTTTACTGCAATCATGCTGCCCACCACCATCTAAATAAAGGCTCATCTGCTGCATCTGTCATACCTGTTCCTGATGGAGAAGCTGCATGATAAACTATTGCTAAATTTTTATTGGATTCGCCATTTAATGTAATTTCAGGGCTTCTAGTCCAAAACCATTTATTAGAAGTAAGTGATTGATTTCCTGATGCTTCTGTAAACATAAAAGATGTTGATGATGATTGTGCAACAGTAGTTGTTCCAGAGAATATAGTAGAGCCTGAATCAGCTGTACCATCTGCTGCACCTGTACCACTTGAGCCTGTACCTGATGCTCTTGATATTCTACCATTGGCAATTCCATTTACATTAGATGCAAAACTTTGACTAGGTGCTGCAATTATATCTGTATAGTTTTCAAAACCATCGCCTGATAATCCTATATTTGTTACTGTTGCATACTGCCAACTTTGATATTCTGAAACATCGTCAAAATTGAAATTTTGTTCTTGTGTGGCATGATTATTACTTGTTAGTTGAACAGCACTTATGCAAAAATCATTTAAAAAAGGTGTGCTTGCAGTTACCTTTATAGCAAAATATAATCTTCCTGTTGTTCTTACAGCAGCAGCTGCATCAAAATCTTCATGATGTACTGAATAAGCATCTGCATTATCAGCACTACCACCTGCAACAGTAATTAATGTAACAGGAACTCTTTGCCCTGCATTATTAGGGTAAAGTTCAAGAGGACTATGCCAATTACCATTAGCTTTATGTTGATATTGTTCTTTCATATCCCATACACCTCTTGATTGTGAACTTGTTTGAGTTCTATATCGAGCTGTAGGGTGTATTATGCCTCCAATATATCTTGACATTAGCTTATTTCCTCATAAGCAATAAATGCTAATAAATCACTATCTGCACTTGCTATACCTGTGAATGTGTCATTTTCTTCTAAGTAGAAAGTTGTATTTTTATCAAGTGCTACTAAAACTGAATCAGCAGGAACACTTACTGTATGAAACATATTAAAGGCTGCACCACCTGCTTTAGATACTCTGAGTGTGAAATCTGCTGCACTAGTGCCATCTATATTAGAAATAATAAGACTTGATACTTTAAATACTTTATTAGATGATGCTGCATTTTGCAATACAGTAGCACCAAGTGTGGTTAGCTCAATTATTGCAGATTTGGCTGTTATTGTTGAAATACTTGTTAAGTTAGGTGCTGACATTTATTCTCCTTACCCAAAAATCATACTTGCTATTATAGGATTCAATCCTGAACTTCCACCTGCTAAAGATGCACCATTAGTTATCTGCACATCATTACCTGCATCATTTGTAAAATATAAGTTATTAGGTGTATCATTTTTTACCCAAAGTTGTCCATGACCTGCTTCATCAGAATCTGAATTAGCAAACTCTCTTAGTTTTAGTATATTTGTTTCTGTATCTCCTGTAATTTCAACGTCATTGCCATCTATTTGCAATTTCGGTGCAGACAAATCAACTCCTGAACCTATTGTAAAAACATTAGATGTAACTCCAACAGTATGTCTATTTAAAACAGAATCTAAAAAAGTAATTTGAGGATTGCTTGCTCCAAAAATAAAAACTTGGCATTCACCATCAGTATTTATAAATTGAAAATTCTCCACTAAGCAAGACATTATATTATCTGTATCTGTTAGGAAACTTACATTGTTTTCAAAGTTTATACTGCTACCTTGCACATTGAGGTTGCCTTTTGCAGTTATATCACCCTCGACATCTAATTCTTGATTTATTCTAATATCATCTTCAGCTACCTCTATAGGCAATGATTTACCATCAACTTGTAATGGCTTTAAATGTTTGTCTAGCTTACCTTGTATTTTTACTTCTTTACTCACTAGAGTTTGCTCTTAATTGCGTTAAATAATTTATCATCTACTTTTGTCTTAGTAGATTTTACAGCCCAATCTAGGACTGCCATTATAAGTTGTTTTTTCCATCCTGCTGGCAGTAATGTGATCAATGCTTTCCATATTACTTGTGATACTATCTTAAGATACTTCATTGTCATTCTCCTTTTGTAATCTTTGTACTTTTGCTCGTAAACTTGCTATCTCATTCTTGCATCTTCTAATATGTAAGGCTTGAGCATTTATCCTTACTTCTAAAGCCTGTAGTTTGATTTCAAGTTTTCTATTAATCATCTTTCAGTATCTTCATAAACTTATCTCGAAGATTCTTACTACTTGACCTCATAAGCCTTGATATTATATCAACTAAAGACTTGTAGCTTTTTTCTATACCTTTCTGTTCAATCTGCATTTTTTTTTGTTGGTCAATTAGCTTTATCACTATTGCTTCCAACCTCTTGAATCTTTCATCTAGTTCTTCCATAAGCTCATCTTGTATGAACTTGTTTTGTTTCCAGATAAAGAATCCAAATGCTACTGCTACACAGATGGGTATTCCATACTGTTCTAAAATCTGTAAAAAATCCATTAGCTCTTGGCTAATTTATAAATCTTAACACATATATATATAAATGTTGCTAGCCCTACTAGCACCCTAACTACGACAGGCAGCCATTCCATCCAAGTAACTGTCATTCCACCTGCTCCTGCGATCAATGGTCTAATACTATCTAACATAAATTTTCTCCTGAAAAACTGGAAGCGTAGTGCAAGATCTGTCTATCGTATAATATGGAGAAGGCAAAGTCGAGGATGTATTATACGACCACCTTAAAGATGGTTTCTTGTTTACTACTTTTTTTAGCCGATTTTGCATTATACGCCTCCAATGCCTTATCAATGTTATAACCTTTACAATCTGTATTTTGCAAGTCTATTTTTATACCATCTCGATTGCCATTACTATAAAATATGTAAGCATTTTGACTTGCTCTACCACCGAGATTCAAAGCCTTTTCAGAGTAATCATTTGCTCCTACAAGACTTGCACTTCTTCCAAATGTATCGCCAACTCTTGCTGCATGAACATGACCAAATATTGTATAGTCTATCTGTATACCTTTCATGGCATATCTACCTATGAGTTGATTGACAGCTCTTTCTTCTCCCTTTGCTATCGCACCATGACCATGTAGTAATAATAGATTCTGACCTGCAACATTTACAACTAACTCGCATGGGTCACCCTCTATGAAATGTATATCAGAGTCTTTAAATAAGTATTTCAAACAATTAGTTATGGTATAATCATAATTATCTGTAGCTACTTTACTACTCCAGCCTAACTCTTTATTGGCTCTACCTTCGTTACCAACCACACTACCTATGCTTAAATTAAAGTTTCTGTTTAGGTCTAAAAAAACTTGCTGCATTATATCTACTGATAAGAATGTAGCTTTGGCTCGATTCTGTGCCTGATTTAACAATTCGTCTAAGCGACGATCACTATTCATTAGGTCACCAGTCAATGCCACCACAACTTGGCTAACATCATTCATCTTGAAGTACGCTGATGCCTTATTTACAAAATGCTGGCATCGCTGTGATGCAACTTGAAAGTCATATCTGTTATTCTGGAGTTCGACTAATTCATTAAAGTGAAGGTCGCTAAATTGTATTACTCCAACAGCTTTGTTTTTGACCTTATGCTTTTGAGTATGCGTGTGTAACTTATTCTTTTCAAAAAGCTGTACTAACTGTTTGCTGTATTCTTCTACAGCGTTTTCAATTCTAACGTGTTCCCTAAAAGACTTACGTTCTACTCTGTTTAAATCTTGAGCTTTTTGTTTTTCTTTACGATACTTTACATTTTCTTTTAAAAGCTCAATATCTGTAATAGGGTGTACACTTCTATGACCACATCGCTTGCACCTGTACCTCTGCTTTCCATGCTCAAAGCCACTTCTGATTAGCTGAATACTGTAGCAGTTTGGGCAAGCTAGGCTATTACCTGTCAGTTTATCTTGTATCATAAATTAATGTATGGTTGTATATATAAACAACTAAAGAGATTTTATAATCTCACTTAGTTCTTTTGCTCTGTTTGGAGTTTGTTTTGCCCATTTAGAATCAAGCATTTCAACCGATGCAGATTTATAGTCTTTGTCTGCCAAGTATGCTATTGTTTTACGAAAGGCACTAAACCCACGAAACCCTAATTGATACGCCATATTGATGCAAGTATTTTTAACTTCTTGTGGTGCATCATCGTACCAATCATAGGTCACAATAAATCTATCTTCTAATATTTGTAATTTTTCTTTAAGGATTAACTCACAGACTTCTTCTGATAGATATAAGTCTTTTATGGCAAAGCCAATTCCAATCGTATCTACTCCTGCTGTGCATTTGTAGACTCTTGGCTTGTAGCCTTCATGTATTTTGAGTTGTTTTATTAAATCTTTCATAGTTGATAAAGGGGGTAGTTGCCCACCCCCTTAAATCATTTAGAATTATACGTTTTTAGATAAACCAATAATTCTTCTGTCACCAGCTACAGCTGAGTTTCTAACTGCACAACCATAGATTGCATCTACAGTCACTAAGTCAGATAAATATCTGTGCTGATATGATTGTTGTACTCTTGGTGCTTGCGATGCAGCATAATAAAGAGCAGATTCGTGGATACAGAATCCTCTCAAGATGTCATTGTTATCTGTACCATCAGTATCAAAACCAGTCCATGCTGTTATGCCTTTGTCAGCATCAGCTGATACAGAACCAACATCAAGATATGGGCTTTGTGATACAATCACATTCATTCCAAGAATGTTTCCAGCTACACCAGTTTGTGCAAAACCAGCACCTAAAGGTGCAGAGCTTCCTCTAACAAATCCTGCACCTGAATCAAGAGCAGCCAAAGAAGCATAAAGAGTTGGGCTAAGAACCATAGTCCAGCCTTCTGCACTTCCTGTTTCAAGTATAACTGCTTTAAAAATAGCGTCAATATTTGAAGAAGCCAAAGCATCTCCAACCTCTAACATATCTACAGTATCTTGTGTTGCACCAGAAGTGCTACCATGAGCAGTTGTTAAGTTATCAACAACTTTGTACATAAGATAGTTATCAACACCTCTTGCAATAGCATAAGCTAATTGGTCAGAGTACATATTGAATAAGTTGTATGATGACTGAGCCTTAAGTGCATCAGGAATGAACAAAGATGTTACTTTGTGTTCGCTTATTTCTAAGACAGTTTCAGTACTTGTCATTGTATCTGAACCACCACCAGCACCACTTGCATCCACATCAGCATCAATAGCTGTTCCAGCAGAAACAGATGCAAGTGGAGTAACACCAATATGTGGTAGGTGAACTTTGTCTGCTCCAACAGCTTCAGACGATAAGTCATTAGCTAATCCAAGCATCATTGTTTTTTGTTGAAATTTATCAAGAATAGCTTGACCCCAAACTTCAGGTACAAACTCTTGACCTACTGAAGTAGAAGCAGCAGCACTC